GAGCCAGATGTAGGTATTCCGAAAGTACATTATTGCGACGAGTGTGATGAAGTGTACAGTGAATATGAATTAGACGAAATATGGCATGATCTATGAGTAAAGTAATCGTAAAGAGTCCGAAAATATATCGTTACGCTCTATTGAATGTGGTAAAAGATATAATAAATAAAGAGCCGTTAGACGATATGCAGAAAGACAGTCTTATATCTAAGATTGAATTATTACAACAAAGTGAACCGATTATCGAATTGGAGGGATAATATGGCTAGATTTACAAGTAATACTATTTATAACGAAATGATAATGTCTATCATTGGTTTATTTGCCAAACTTGATTTAGAAACTCAAATAACTACTGTCAAAACATTGGCGCAAACCATTGAAAGACAACACAATATCAGTCAGATGGAGCGTGAATCGTTGGAAGAACAGGAGCATTTACTAAAACAGCAACACGAAATGATGCAAGCATTGTCTGATTTGGAAGAGAAATCAGGTTTATATAAATGAAACCTAAAGTAGTTTTGAGTTTATTTGATGGTATGTCTTGCGGTCAGATTGCTTTCGAGCGTTTAGGCATACCAATCAAAACATATTACGCATCGGAAATAGATCCGTACCCAATCAAAGTTACCCAAGCAAACTATCCAGATACAGTTCAGTTGGGTGATGTCAGAGATATATCCTTGAAATCATTACCAGAGAAGCCTGATATTATACTGGCTGGCTCTCCTTGTACTGGATTTAGTTTTGCAGGTAAGAGATTGGCTTTTGATGATCCGCAATCGGTATTGTTTTTTGAGTTTGTCCGTTTACTGAAAGAGATCGAACCTGAATGGTTTCTTTTGGAGAACGTCAAAATGAAAAAAGAGTATCTAAATGTGATTACAGAACATGTAGGTGTTGAACCGATTCTCTTGAATAGCGCGTTAGTCAGCGCACAAAACAGATGGAGATACTATTGGACTAACATTCCAGGGATAAATGAACCCGAAGATAGGGGTATTGTACTTAGGGATATTTTGGAAACAGAGATAGGACAAGAACACTTTTATAAACAAAAATCTATTGATTACATGGAAAGAGGTAACGATAAGTGGAAACAAGCAGGTTCAAGAAGAGCCGATAAATATGAACAAACGCCTGATACTGAAAAATCTTTCACTCTGACAGCTAATTGGCACAAAGGAGTGCCATACAATTATTTCAAAGATGATTTCAGTAGATTACATAAACCCAAGCAAGTAGGAGTGGCTGCTGAGATAAATGGTCACGATATTTTGAAACGAGTGTACTCTCCTGACGGAAAATCGCCTACTTTGAACAGTTGTTCGGGTGGAAACCGAGAACCGAAGGTTGCAATCTATCAGAAACCGCGTGGTACAAACAAAGGTGGTATTCGAGCGAAAGACGGCAAAACCCCTTCACTTACATCAAGTTCTTGGCAAGAAAATAATTTATTGGTCAAAGCTGGTGCGATACGCGGTAGATATAACGGAGACGGAACTACCTATCAGAAACTAGAGATTAAAGATGATGGTAAGAGCAACACGCTGACTACTGTTGAGAAAGATAATGTATTAGTAGATTCTGAAATGCGTTGGCGTAAACTGACCCCGATAGAAGCTGAACGCCTACAAACAGTGGATGACAATTATACCGCGCACGTTAGTAACAGTCGTCGTTATCACATGTTAGGAAATGGTTGGACGATAGAGATAATCTGTCACATATTGAAAAACATGGTCATTGTCGAGCAAGGTGGCGAGGTAGAGGATAGAAAAGGACAAATCGGGTTTGAATTTTGATATACTCCCGATATGGAAGAGAAAACAACGCCTGACCTGAAAATCATATCACTTGAAGAAAGACGGCCTAAACCGAATCATATTGAGGGCAAAGAACGCCTGGATCTACTCTTTGAAGATTTTGTAAAGCGCGGAGCAAGACCCGAAATGGTTGCGGAAATGATACTGGCATACGGAATTTGCGAGGTATTGAATCATTCTGCAAGACCTGAAAACGGCTTTGATTCGATCAGTAGGCTCTTAACTGACTCATTTAATCTAAATATTGAGCAAGAATACACATATCCTGATAGAAATAGGAGTTTTGTCAAAAAGGACGACGACGATGACAAAACTATTTGACTTGTATCCCTTTAAATACAAGGTTTTTGGGTTTTGTCAGTTTTGTCAGGTTTTGGCTTTCTTTTGGATTCTTGGGTACAAATCGTAAAAATAAGTATAAAATAAATAGGTGTATAAATAAATATAAGACAAAACCCCCTTTTTTTATTTATATATATATTGTATCCCTTTAGATAAGCGGAATTAGTTTTGTCAGGTAAAGTGTGACAAAACTCTGACAAAACTAAAATAATATGACAAAACTATATGTTTATTAGATTGTATGTATGAAAGTATTAGCTAACAAAAAGATAAGAGATTCGCTGCATCCAGATATTCGGGAGTTGTTAGAGTCGGAAATGATTGTTAAGATAGCTGAAACATTTCCTGGAGCAAGAATAGTATATGCCGAAAGACACATACATAAGAAAAAGTGTAAAAGTAGAACCGACACTTGAAGAAACAGATGAAATGCCTATCGAATATCTTAATCAAGATGAAAAGCATTTAACCAAGCGACAAAGATTGCTTGTTTGGAACTTAGTCAACGATCCACAATTAACGTATGCCGAGGCAGCTAAGAAGGCAGGGTATAAAAATCCTATTGTAGTCGGGCGATATATGCGTAAAAACTCTAATAGTAAGTATGCGCACGTCCGTCGGGAATACGAGCGATTGATGGTCGAGGCAAAGAAGAAGTTTGAATTAACACACGATAGGGCCGTTGAGGATCTATATAAACTGCGTGATGATGCCTGGGGTAAGGGTGCATTTAACGCTGCGATTCAAGCCCAGGGATTGTTATTGAAGGTCGGGGGATTAATCGTTGATCGTCGGGAAGTATTGCATGGGAAGATAGATCAAATGAGTCGGGCAGATGTAGAGAGGAGACTCCAGGAATTACTTGGAGAGAAGTCGGTCGGGATTATTGAGAATAAGTCGGGAACTAAGGCCCTGGAGAGCAAATAATATGTCGGGAAGAAATAAGATAAAAACTGAATCGGGCATTACAGTAGAGTATGAGATAAACGAACAAGGTTTTCAGATTTTCGGGAGTTATACAGACAGCGAGTATCGGGAAATAATCCCGATAGTCGCCAGTCTTGAATCAGAACAGAGATCAACTTAGATTTTCCTGGATTCCACTATCATCAGAAATCTCCTTGTCTGAAATGTCTTTTTGATACTCTTTTCCAAACTTTACTATATCTTTCTAGCCAGTCGTATTGTTCTTGATTATTATAATTACCGCTTGATCTACTTTCAGATGCACATGAATGCTCTAATCCGTTTTTTTCATAAAAGTTATTTAAGATATCGCACATATAATCAATCAACGAAAAATCTCTGCCTTTTGATTTAGTTATAAAAAGATGATGTTCTTCATTTTTCATCAGAAATCTCCTTTATTAAATCTCTATATCTTTGCTTTTCCTCATTATTTGAACAATAGTTTTTCAGAACAACATTAAGAGCGAATATAATCATTTGTTTTTGTTTTTTACTCATCAGAAATCTCCTTTACAAATATCTTATATACATCTTTGACTTGTTCCATCGCCTTTTCGTATGTTATTTCACCTTCGTCCCATTGTTCGTAAATACGATTGATCTCAAAATGAATTGAGTCTAAATTATTCATTATCATCAGAAATCTCCTTTAATTTCTTAACTAAACTTGGTAGTTTTTTAGTGTCTGCGTACAGTTCCATTTGGTAATAATCTTCAAGCCAATCTATAATTAACTTAATTTCTTCTTTACTCATCAGTAATCTCCTCAAATACTATATTAGTATTGTTACCAAGTTCACTAGAATAATAAAATTCGATTTCTTTTAAACCATCATCAGTTCTGTTGTAAAAAATTACCTTTTTATCTTTATTACTCCTATTTAACTTTTCTACTATTTCTTGTATTGTCATCTTACTTTCTCCTAGTTTAATAAATATAATAAAATCCAC